ATGGACGTTCTATACCCGCAAACGAGAGCACAAGTCATGAATAAGCCGTTTCAGGTCATAACTAGTGGCGATACAGTCCAACCCGTCTCAAATCGGCTGCAATCGGTTATTGAGCCGTTATCAGCTACGGTCTTTGGCAATCCAACGCCTAGAATCCACACGCCACTCAATGATTTGCCATCCAAAGGGCTGGAGCTCATCGATTTCGCAAAGGTCATTCTCCCAGAAGGCTTCATGCCGTGGCAGATGTGGCTGGCTGAGCACAGCTTGAAGGTCAAGCCAGATGGACGTTGGGCATCGCCATTCAACATCACTTGCGTGGCTCGTCAGAATGGCAAGTCCACCTACATGCTCGCACTGATTGCGATGAAGCTCTTTCACTGGAATGAATCTCTTCAAGTGGCATCGGCTCACAGATTGGTGACATCGCTGGAGCAATTTCGTCAGCTAGTGACAATCATTGAAAGCCATGATGATCTGGCGAAGCGTGTGAAGCGCATTCGCTGGCAACATGGAAACGAAGAAATTGAAACTCTCGATGGATGTCGCTTCGTTATTAAAGCAGGTGGTTCAGCTGCACGTGGACTTTCAAAGCCAGAGACGGTTCACCTTGATGAGCTTCGAGAAATGCACGATCTTGAAAGCTTTGCGTCTCTGCGTTACACATTGATGGCTGCAAAGAATCCCAGCATCAACGCTTTCACAAATGCTGGCGATTCTCACAGCGTCGTGCTCAATTTGGCGCGTGAGCGTGCGCTGGCAGCAATGGCTGGAGCAGCGGATGACATCTTCTACGCTGAATGGTCTGGTGCAACAGATGACATTACGGATCAGGAAAATTGGAAGTCTGCAAATCCCGCGCTTGGTCACACTATCCACATCGACAACATCAAGGCGGTTCTCAATGATCCACCAGATGTGGTAATGACTGAGGTGCTTTGCAGATGGGTCACAACAATTTCATCATGTGTTGGAGCAGCTGAATGGCAAAAGTGCATCGATGAAACGGTGGACTTAGATCCAGAGAAACTCACGTGGCTTGGACTCGATTTAAGCCCAGACAGAAAACACGGGGCGCTCGTTGGAGCCCAAAAGCTTGGATCAGAAGAATTCGTGGTCAAGCTTTTGCATACGTGGACGAATCCTCTTCAGCTAGATGATAAAGCCATCGCAAATGATGTCGCTCCTTATTGTCGCAAATATCCAATTGAGTATTTGCTTTACAGCAAGCGCACATCGGGCGCGGTTGCGTCGCGGCTCGTACCAGCTGGTATTCCGATTTTTGACATGGACACTTCATACCCACAAGCATGTGATGAAATGCTGGGTGCAATAAATTCGGGACGTCTCAAACATTCTGGGAAACAGCAAGAGCTCACGACACAAATGCTTTCAGCTGTGCAGCTTCGTCGCGGTGATGGCGGCTGGGTTATTGGACGAAGAGCGTCACAAGCCGCTGTGTGTGCCAGTGTGGCGGTTGCACTTTGTTCTCACTTTGCGACACGCCCAGAGACGGAGATTGATATTCTCGTCGGTTAGCGGTAAAAGAATGGGAAAATTTCCGCATGGGAATTCTCGACATCTTTGCAACTCGCAAGATTGAAGTAGCTGCGCCGCAACGGGGAATCGACGTGGCTGCTTCTCTTGCACCAGTGACATCTCTGGATTCATTGACGCCATTCTTCGGCGGTGCTCAAACAGCTACACGCGAAGAAGCTATGTCCGTGCCATCGTGCGCCCGCGCTAGAAATATAATTTGCTCCAGTATCTCCAGCATCGGTCTTGAAGTAATTGATCGCAGCACTGGGATGGAGATTGAAGATGGCACTCCAAGAGTTATCCGAACACCAGATCCACGAATACCAGGGTCTGCAACTTATGTCTGGACGTGTGAAGATTTGCTCTTCTACGGTTACGCATACTGGCAAATTATGGAGCAGTTCAGCGACACGCTACGAGTGCGAAGTGTTCAAAGAGTTTCGCCATCGCGCGTCACTATCCAAACAAATTCATTGGCGACAGAGATTGACTATTACATGGTGGACGGTTCACCAGTGCCAAATTCTGGACTCGGATCACTCGTCGTGTTTAACGGAGTCGATGAAGGACTTCTCAATCGTGCTGGACGAACAATTCGAACAGGTGCAGAATTAGAAAAAGCAGCGGCGATGTATGCACGCGAGCCAATTCCAGCGATGGTCTTGAAATCAAATGGCACAGCTCTACCAGCTGACAGAATTGCAAAACTTCTCGAATCTTGGGGAGCAGCGCGACGCACTCGCGGCACTGCGTTTCTCAATGCTGACGTAGAGCTCACCACAGTGGGCTTCGACCCTGAGAAATTACAATTATCGGCTGCTCGTTCATACATCGCAACAGAGATTGCGCGCGCCACTGGAATTCCAGCGTATTACATCGATGCGGAAACAGGATCTTCAATGACTTACTCTAACGCTGTTAATCAGCGTCAGACTTTGCTGGATTTCTCTTTGATTCCGCTGATGACGAGCATATCCGAGCGACTCTCAATGCCAGATTTCGTACCATCATCACAAGAAGTGAAATTTGATTTATCAGATTATTTGCGCGGATCTGAATTGGAACGTGCAAACATTTACAAGGTACTCAATTCCATCGTCGATCCTGTTACTGGACAACCAGCATTGACAGTCGATGAGATTCGTCAAGCAGAGGATATGATCACATGAAAGTAACTACACCGTTCACAATCACAGCGGCAGATTCAGAAGCTCGCACAATCACTGGACAAATTGTGGCATTTGATACACCAGCAAATGCATCGACTGGCAAAGTCATGTTCAAATCTGGTTCATTGAATCCATCGAATGTGAAATTGAATTTAGAGCATGACGCATCACGTCCGATTGGCAAAACTCTTTCAATGGAATTTGCACCAGATGGCAAGTCAATCAACGCCACGTTCAAAATTTCAAAGACAACAGCTGGATCTGATGCCATCCAAGAAGCAATCGATGGATTGCGTGACGGGTTTAGTGTTGAGGCGAATGCAAAAGATTTTGCATATAACGAAGACGGCACAATGGTCGTCAATTCAGCCGATTTGGTTGGTGTCGCATTGACACACAACCCAGCATTTGATTCAGCACGTGTGTCAAATGTTGCAGCAACAACATCACCAGAAGATTCTGAGTCATCATCCGATGATGCAGAAGCCACACCACAACCAACAGAAGGAGACGTCGTGGAAAACACCGTCACAGAGCCAGCCGCTGAAACGGTAGAGGCTTCAGCACCAATTCAGGCAGCCTCAATCGCAAAGCCTGTTAACTTCATCGCAACTCGCAATCCAGTGGTCTCACCAGAGACTTACCTGATGCACTCAGTCGCAGCTGCACGTGGATCAGAAGAATCACGTTCATTTATTGCGGCAGCAACAGCAACAACAGATAACCCAGGCTTAATTCCTACACGTCAATTTCGTGAAGTAGTTAACGGTCTTTCTGATTCAGTTCGTGCGTCGATTGATTCAATTTCAAATGGCACACTTCCATCAGCTGGTCTTGTATTTCAAATTCCAAAGGTCACACAGCTTCCAGCTGTAGCTCAAATTGATGAGCTTGATGCAGTTACACCAACAATCATGGAGACAGAGTTCATCGATGTGGATGTCAAGTCATTCAAAGGCTCTCAGGTCATGTCAGTAGAGCTTGCAGATCGCTCTGATCCATTATTCTTCACAGAATTGATTTCTGCTCTCGGTGCTCAATATGCACGCGCTACAAATGCGTACAACTCAGGAATCATCGTTGCTGGTGCATCGAATCCAGCATCAGGTTACGGCGCAAACATTACAGCGGCGGAATTGCTGAATTGGATTGCAGCTGGAGCTGTTAGTGTTTATTCAAACACTTTCAAATTTGCTGATGCAATCGTTGTTTCTCCACAAATGTGGGGACGCATCATGTCATTCTCAGTCGATGGGAGACCAATATATAATGCTTTGCAGCCGCAAAATGCAGCA